GATTTAAATTCTACAGTTTTTTTGACAACATTAGAAATATATAAAAAAGAATTAAGAAATGAAGAATTGTTGATAATATTTTGTTTAAATTATATATTTTTTCGTAATATTATTGATTTAAAAAATATTTCTACTATTTAATATTAATAATGGATGACTATAATATTTCTACATTAATTGAATCAAAGAATGAATGGTGTGCTAGATTAACAAATATTTTAACACCATGTTTAATTGAAGGAATGAAATCAGTATTTGATGAAGCATATAAAATATGTATTGAAAATGATGAAGAAGAAAAATATTTAATGACTTTTCAAAATTTGCTAAATAATATACCTAAATGGAGTGCTGAAATTGTAGCAACTGAAAAAGACAGAATAATTGGATCAAGTGGATGTAATTATTTAGAAGATTTATTAACTTGTGTTCATATTACACAATTAAAATCATTAACATCTTCCAGAGCAGGATTAAAACAAAAAAAAGTAAATATTGATATTCCAAATATTGATATTTTTATTCATAAAGCATATATTAATATTGCACGAAAAGTTTATGTAAATGTATACTTATTTGAAGCAAATATTATGCCTCTACAAATACAAAAAAATAATAGAGAATTAGAATTAATTGTTAAAGAATGTATATTAAATACAATTAGAGAAAATATTCCAGTTGAAAATATATTAAAAATATATTTAGATGAAACGCAAGAAACAGATGTTGTAGTAGAAGAGAAAAAAGAAACAATAGTAGACAAAGACGCATTAGAAAAAATGAATAAATTAAAACAAAAAGAAGAATTAGAAACACTAAAAAAAGAAGTTAAAGAGAAAATAGAAAAAGACTCAAAAAATTCATTAACAAAATCCATTACAAAAGCAAATAAATCAATAAATGAAAATGAGGAAAATAAAGATAAAACAAAGAAATCATTAGTTAATAATGATTTAGTTAATGATGATTCTCAAGCAGATGATTTAGAAAAAAGTGATAATGAATTAACAGATTATTCAAGTGATAATGAAAGCAAAATTAATTTGGATTCTGATTTAGAAAGTGTAAATGATGATATGTTAAATATAAAAACTCTAGATGATGATCCTGATAAATTAGATCTAGAAATTTTAGATCTTGATAAAAAAGAAACTAAAGATAAAGATGATGATTCAATAATCTTAGATATTGAAGAACTTTAATACTATAATTTATATTAATAAAATTATTCGTTATTTTATAGTTTGATTTATATTTAGTAATAATATTAAATATAAATGGATAATATTGTATTAACATCTTTTATAATAAGTTTAATATTTTTCTTAGCAAAATTTATTGAAATGAGATTTATAATAAAAGAAAATAAACCATTAAAACAATTAACTATTGATTCATTAATAGTATTTATTTCATCAACTGCAACAATTATGATATTAGATCAATTTAATATTGGACAAATAATTGGAAATTCCAAACCTGTTTTAAGTGCTTTTGTTAATAATCCGGATTTTTAAACACTAACTATTATTCCTGTAGTAATAGCTATTAAACTAACTATTATAAGACATCCCATTATAGTAAGCATAACATTTCCATTACGATTGATCCAAGTTTCTTCAGGAGCAACACGTGATGCATATCTTAAGCGGTGGTGTTCCGCTTGATAGATTTGATTTTTTTCTTCTTCTTCATCATCATCATCATCATCATCATCATCATCATCATCATCATCATCATCATCATCATCATCATCATCATCATCATCATCATCATCATCATCATCACTACTAGAACTAAGAGTCATATAATTAGGATCTGATTGTCTACATAATGGACATTTATTATTTTTTTGCCCTGTAAACCAATTATTTATACATCTTTCATGAAATTTATGACCACATGATAATGAAGTTATTGTATCATCTTTAGTCATTAGTCGTTCTAAACATATTGCACAATCATTTTCTAATAATTCACTTTTCAAATATTTATTTGAAAGACTTTTAGTACGTCTTTGATATGACCTTAATTTTTTACGCGTTAAAGACAAAGATAAAGATTTCCCTTTTTTTCCTCGTGCAGTATATTTGTTTTTTTTTGCTTTACTATTTAAGTTTAGTTTTAATTTATTAATATTTACATCTTTTAATAATGTTACAAACATATTTTGTAATGCTAAAGGATCCAAAGATACAAGTTGTTTTTTATCTATTTTAGTATTTAATTGCTTTTTAACAGCTTGTATTTGTTGATTAATTTTACTATCATTTAATGCGGTAAAAATATTACCTTTTTTTTTGATTATATTTTTTAATTTTTTTATAAATGTTTCAAGAAAATATTTGCTAAAATTCTTGTCTTTAAATTTATTTTTTAGGAATTTTACTATTTGAATACGTAATTTATTTAGTTTGTTACTAGTTAAAAAGTCAATAGTTTTAGTATAAACATTTTTAAATACTTTTTTTCTAGTTTTATTAAATATTTTAGAGAGATAAACACTTTTTGATATTTTTGATTTTTTTGATTTTTTACTTTTTTCGTTAGGCATCTATAAGATAATATTATATATTATATTTTTTATAATGTATAATATTTTAATATTTTTGCAAATCATCAATACTAAATATTGATGCACTATTTATTTTCTTTTTAGCAATTTTATATTTATCAAATAATTCATCTTTTATTACATTTTGAGGAGTATGTTTATGAACTGTTCGTGCTATCATTTTATATAATTTAAAGTCAGGATATCTCTCATCGCCATTATTTTTATACAAAATATTTTTATTATTATCATCAAATATCCAAGAAATTATAATTTTTTTTATAGGACTTCTTAATTTTTTTATATCATCTATATCATCAATAAAATAATCGAATAAACTACAACCTAAACGACATAAATCGAAACTATAATTAGGATCTATTCTTGGTTTTTTAGTATTTAAATATGGCTCACAATTATATTGTGTATTTGCATCACCATCATCTGCATAACTATCACTACATAATAAGACACTTTTATATTTATAAATTGCTCTTCCAAAATCTATAATTTTATAAATTTTTCCAAATGTAGGAACTTTATAATGCGAGTTCTTATATTTATAATATAAAAATTTCTTTTCACTATTAACATATACAATATTATTAGTATGAAGATCATTATGTGTAAAATCAAATACATGTTGATATGTTATTAATGTAAATAATATTTGTAATATAATTGATTCCCATTCATTGTCTTTTATTTTATTATTTTCCATATAATTATCTAAAGTATTTTCACAACATTCTAATGCTATACTTTGTACAGGAAATTTATTTATAGAAGCATAAATTTCCTCTTCATCACTGCTACTAGATTCAGAATAATTAGATGATGTATTAGAATTATGTGATGATTTGGTGTCTGAATTATTATTACTTGAAGTAGTTTTTGAATAACGAGAAGAACAACTAGACGATGATGATCCTATGCTATTTGTTTTTTTATTTTTATTATTATTAATATTACTATCACTATTATTAATATTACTAGCACTATTATTATTACTAGCACTATTATTAATATCACTATTATTATTTAATTCTTCATTTAGTAAATTTGAATCATTTTTGTTAGATAAATTTAATATTTGAATATTTTCACTATTTAATTCCAATATATCATTATCAATCTTAAGATTTTCAACATTAAGATTTTCAACATTAAGATTTTCAACATCAATATTAATATCTAATTCTTCATTATTTTCTATAATAATAGTTTTTTTAAATTTTTTAGTATTTTTAAATAAGTTTTTATGCTTTTCTTTATCTATTATATTAAATAATTTTTCATTATTTTTATGAAAAAAATCGGAATTTTCTAAATATTCTATATCTTCATCAATATTTACAATAAAATTGTTTTTAATACCTAAAAATGACCCATAATAATCTATACCATTATAAAAATTATAATTATTTAATAATAAACTTGATAAATAAGAAAAAAATCCATCAATATATGCAGAATTATTTGTATCTATTAATTTTTTGTGTAAATTTAAATTTTTATTAAAATTTGGTAAATCTAAAATATTAATAGAATTATCGTATTTGCCTATCATATATTTTGCAGGATCCAGTAATGGACTATATTTAAAAAATACTTTTTTTGTAAAATTGTTATTAGAATCATCACATAATAATGCATTATATCTAGAATCGTCAAATTTTTCTTCTAAATTTAATATTTTATATTTGTTATTTAAATTAACATTATTATAATTATTTTCACTCATAGTAAAAAAATTTTCGTATAATGGAATGTAGTTTTGTGCATTATGTAAATTACAATAATTACTATCTTTTAATTTTTCAAATAAATTATTATTATTGTTTTTTTTATAATATATATCCATTTATTATTTTCTTAATAATAATTTTTTTAATTTTAAACGTTTTTACAATATTTAATTAAATTTAGTAATATATTAATTTGTAAAATAAGTTTAATAATTTGTTAATAAATATTTACATTTACTAATAAATTATGACATTAGAATTAAAAAAGTTCGATATGAAAAATATAAGTTTTAGACCAGATGAAAATAAGGGACCTGTTATTGTTTTAATTGGCCGTCGCGACACTGGCAAATCTTATTTGGTAAGAGATTTATTATATTATCATCAAGATATTCCTCTAGGTACTGTTATTAGTGGTACTGAAGCTGGTAATGGTTTTTATAGTGAACATGTTCCAAAATTATTTATTCATGATGAATATAATTCAGCAATAGTTGAAAATATTTTAAAACGTCAAAGGACTGTTTTAAAACAAATAAAAAAAGAAGTTGAAGTCTATAGAAAATCCAACATTGATCCACGTGCATTTGTTATATTGGATGATTGTTTGTTCGATGCAACATGGACTAAAGACAAGGTAATGCGTCTTCTTTTTATGAATGGTCGCCATTGGAAGGTCATGTTGGTTATCACAATGCAATATCCATTGGGTATTCCTCCAAATTTGCGTACAAACATCGATTATGTATTTATTTTGCGTGAACCATACATAGCAAATAGAAAACGCATATATGAAAATTATGCGGGTATGTTTCCAACATTTGAATCGTTTTGCCAAGTCATGGATCAGTGTACAGAAAATTTTGAGTGTTTAGTAATAAATAATAATGCAAAATCTAATAAATTACATGATCAAATTTTTTGGTATAAAGCTGAATCACATAAGAATTTTAAATTGGGATCTAAAGAATTTTGGGAAATTAGTAAAAATATGGATTCCGACGATGAAGAAGAAGTATATGATCCTAACTCGCGTGATAAAAAAAAGGGACCAAAAATTAATGTGCGGAAGAGTAAATGGTAGGTGGGGAGATCGCCCCACACGCGATTTTAAATTTTTTATATTTAGATATGTAAATATTATACAATACTAAAATTTAAATAGCCGTTTTTATATGCATAAATGTATATAACAAAGAAAAATACTAATAATGATAAAATAATATTTATTATCTCTCCGCGTTTATATTTCATTTTATATAAAATAATCATAGTAAGGGCTAGTAACCAAAAAACTGTTGATCCTAATAATGTATGTAATAAAAATCCAGGAGTGGCTAAACTATTATTTTTATCAACAGTATTATATTGAAAAAGATTAATAATAAAAAAACTACCACTAGCAAATGCAAAAAAATTAACTACATTGAATTGTTTACTTATTACTTCTAAAAATACTAATGTTAGAGAAATAAACAAACCACTTGTAAATAAATAATAAAATAATGATCTAACTATATTATATAGCTGCATATAATATAATAGTATATAATAAAATAATAATTTTTAGATTTTATTAATTTTTAGATTTTATTAATTTTTTAGATTTTATTAATTTTATCACTTGTACATAACATTTTTTTTATCAATTCTTCTTTTTTTATTGTTTCTTTATAATCATAACTACATTTATGAATAGAAATATCTTTATGTAATTTGCAATAAAATTTTTCACATTTACATGGATAATCACTAAGCTTTATTTTTTTATTACATTCAAAATAATTACATATTTTATTATTATTTTCTACTAAACTCATTAATATATTATAATTTATTTTATAATATATTAATAATATTTTTATAATATTTTTATAATATTTTTATAATATTTTTAACTATTTTTTAATTATTTGTTATAATATTTATATTAATAATATAGTTATTATATATTAATTTTTAGGTTTATGTGGTAATTTCTTGCTACGTAAATTTTTTTTAAGGTTTTGTTCTAGTTTTTTTTACTATTAGTTTTATCATATATCTATAAATCAAGTTACTAATTTTATTGTGTCACTTGTTCGACTTCTTCTAGTTATTCCTCTTATTCCACTTATTCTACTTTTTCGACTTCTTTCACTTGTTCGACTTCTTCGACTTCTTCCAGTTGTTTCTCTTCGACTTCTTCGACTTCTTCGACTTCTTCGACTTCTTCCAGTTGTTCCTTCACTTATTATATCTCTACTTCCTCTACTGTTTTCACTTAAAGTGGGTATAACTACAATTGTTCTTATTTTACTTCTTCTTTTAGTTTTTAATAATTTTTTTAATAATTTTTTTGATGATTTTTTAAATAATTTTTTTACTTTTGTTAAATATTCTTCAAGTTCAACTTTTAATAATTTTAAGTATTCATCTATATCATTAACAATTATTTTTTTTCTTCTTAATTTTTTGGGTGAAAAAATTGCTGCTATAAATGTTAGTTTTATAATACTATCATAAATCTCATTATTATCATGTGCAATTTTATTACTATTACTATTACTATTACTATTACTATTAACTTTATCATAATCTTTTTTTATACCCCCCCTCCTAATAGGTTCAAATCGTATAAATGGTATACGATATATTCTATTTATTTTTTTATTTATTTTAGTAACTAATTTAAATTGTATTGATATCATTTTTGATATTACATTTTCATGACTTCCAAATGAGGTTCCTTGTCTTAAAGTTCCTAAATTTAAAGGTTCATCAATGGAAACATGATTAAGATTTGCTTCATCTCTTTTTATAATAATAAAATTTAACATTTTTAATATAAAATTATTAATTAGTTCACCATTTATTGTTGAATCTTTATATTTTAATAAACTTGTTAACCATGATTTAATAACATTGTCATCTAATGAAAAAAATTTATTATAGTTTAATTCATTTATGTGAATAACAAAAGGTTTTGCCTCTTCAGTTGTTAATTTTTCTAAAATTTTATTAATTACATTTATTTCAGCTATTTCATAATGCAAAATTTTATATTGTCTAATATGTATAGCATCAGATGTATATGCATGATAATTAATTTCAGAGCCACCATTTCTTGTTACAAGTATGCTTGTTATATTATTTGTATTATCATTTTTATAATTAAAAGTACAAGTATATGTCTCTCCAGTTATTGTTTTTTCAAAACTTGCAACTCTATATTTATTATTTTCTATTACCAATATATGCTTTTTATTTGACATTATATATTATTATATTATTTTAATAAAATAATAGATTATAATTAATTATATAATAATTTAAAAAAAATAACATTATTGAGGTACATTTTTCTTATTTTCTTCTAATCTTTTTTCATATGGATCACTTACTGCATCATCATTATTAATAGTTGTTTGGCTTTTTTCTTTCTCTTTTTGTCTTTCTAAAATTTCACTTAATCCATGATCGCTATCTTTTTGTCTACCTACAATAATATCTTCTGATTCAAATAATTCTTTTCTTAAATCCGCGGTTGCTACATCATCATCTTCTCCGTCACCAAATAATAGATTTTTCCCAGGCACATCCATTTTATCTGCATTAATCAAGTTTCCTTCTTCATCAATTGATTGCATTAATTTATTACCTTCTTTTTGTGCTTTGCTAATATTTTCTTCAATCGCTTTTTTCTTAGCATCTTTTACGCGACTTTTGAAATTTTCTTTGCTTATTTCATCATTTTTCTTCTTTTGACTCATCAATTCATTTAGTTCTTTTTCTAAATATTCCACTCTACCAGTTTTATATGCTTCCGGATGAAATGGCATCCACATTCCAACCGGTCCGACATATACATCATGATTCGGATCTTGTTGTCTTAGCATTTTGCATCTCATTTCTGCTTCTTCCTGTGAATCAAATGTACCACGTACTTTTAAACCACGTGTATTAGTTTGAAATTCATTTTCTTCATTATATTGCTTTTGCAATTCTTCTTCTTTGGCATCTATAAATGACTTATAATCATCATCCAAGTTTGTTAAAAATAAATTTTCTTTTTCTTCTTCAACAAAGTCTTCTATATCTTTAGTAAGTTTATTAAAATCAATATTATATTTATACGAAATAAAATTCAAAAATTGAGTATATTTTTCAAATGTTTTTTTAAATTCAAAATTTTTCAAATATTTTTCAAAATAAAATAAATTTTTATTTTTTATATGTTCTTCTGGAGAGATAAAACTTAAACATACAAATTTTTGCCCACTTATAGGTTTGTCTTCATCTAATAAATCAATATAACTGGTATTTTCATTGTGAACACCAATAGTTTCAGTATTTTTATTTTTTGATTTAGAAGTTTTTTTTGTTGACATATTAATATATTTTTAGTTAATATATAAATTTTAAGTATTTTCTGTAAATTAATATATAAATTTAATTTATTTCTAAAAATAAATAAAATAAATAAAATAAATAAAATAAATAAAATAAATAAAATAAATAAAATAAATAAAATAAATAAAATAAAATAAATCAAATTAAAGTAAATTTTTTTTTTCTTTATATTTATTATAAATAATTATGAATCCAGGATTGAGCGAATTAGTTAAAAGAGCAATCAAATATATTATTGAAGGTTTAATGGTTGCTATTGTTGCATTTGTTATTCCACAAAAAGCATTAAAATTAGATGAAATTGCTATTATTGCATTAATGGCAGCTGCTACATTTTCTATTTTAGATACTTTTTCACCTAGCATTTCAGTTGGTGCTAGACAAGGTGCTGGTATGGGTATAGGATTTAATTTAGTCAAATTCCCTATGTTAGGTTAAATATTTAGCAATAATTAATATATATTAAGAAATAATTAATATATATTTTTCTGCTAATAAATAATTTATTTATTTTTAAAATTTTCTACTTTTTTTATGTTTACTTTTTTTATGTTTACTTTTTTTATGTTTACTTTTTTTATGTTTACTTTTTTTTGACTTTAAATTATTTTTATGTGTATTAGATTTAATACTAGTTAATAGACCATCTTTCAATTCAGACGGAACATAACGCAAAAAATAATATTCATATTCTTTTGATGTTTTTGATAACTTTTTATCTTTTAATAATTTAAATTTATCAGATTTTTCTGATCTAATATCCTCTAATGTTTTTTGTTTTCCATAACAATTAATAGAAAAACGTCTTAATAATCCTTTTTGTTGTAAACGATTTTTAAGTTGAACTTTAAATAAATATTCAGCAATACATAGTAATCTATTTTCGTCATAGTAATTACGATTTGCATAAATAAATATTAAATAAAAACTTAGTATAGTATCAATAGTTGCTACTTTAATTTTTTGACCATTAATGTATATATTATTATAACTATGACATGCATTTGTCTTATATATATAAGCTATAACATCTCTGTTTACCACTATTTCATAATGATAATCTACATATTCTCCTAAAGGTAATTTTTTATTTATTTTAACATTTTTGTATCCTTCATATAATAATTGTTCTTTTAATATTGTAGCACTAGAATATGGATCTTCTGATAATATATCAAAATCAGGAATAGTATTAACTAGTTTTTTCTCATTTTTAGGCATATATTTACTATATAAACTTGCAGCATAACCTCCAAAAAATACAAGACCCT